GATATAACTATCCCTGCTTCTAAAGCCTACTTTACCGGTGTGTCTACTTATGCCCAGTATGGGATGGCTATGATTACCGCGGCATCAGCAAACCCTACTTTAACTGATGCGCCTACCATCACCAACATAATAAACAACGTTAACGGAAACCACAATCCAAACGTTTCAGTAGGCAGTTTCACAATTCCCGCCGGCAAATCATCCGTAATTGTGATGTTCTCCCATCTAATGCTATCAAAAAGTTATTCTAACTCTAGGGCGCATACAGGCGCAGTGGGGCCGCAATCAAAACTGTGGTACTATCTTACAAACACAGAAGGCTTGGTGCCAGATTATAACGCGGGATATGCACTTCTTCTTGGAAAGCCGACGGCCGCGCGGGCTTATTCTGAGTTATTTGTCTCTCAAGAAGATCTATTTACGGGAGAGAAATAATGGACGTTTTTGTTTTACAGGCCCTAGAAGCGCTTAAATCAGACCCTACTGTGATAACAGGTGGTAAACATGGTACTGACCCCTACGGTAAATTCACGGGTGTAATGAGGTATGGTACTCTTGGTACGCCCAATTCCAGTCAAAAAACAAGTTACAACACAGACGTTCGATGGAAGTTTTTCATCGCAGAGTTGTTGGGCGGCGTACACAACGGTAACAGTACATTAGGTACTTACGCAGATACGTTTAACGAAACCTACCAAGGACTAAAACTGCATAGGCCTGATGATCTTATTTACTTTAATGTGAAAGACACAGGACGAAACCAGCACATCATCAATGATCTGTACACTGCAAGTGGCGCACAGCAGTACGGCCTAAAAGGTCATATGTTTATTCCGGTGCGGAATACGTCTGACTCCGATATCACAATCACCCTAGACTTTGTGGGTTCCGCCTATTCAACACACTCAGGCAGAGGTGTGTTTACTCTCGTACCAGATGAGACTGATAATCAGCAAGTCTCGCAAGTAACGTTTACAAGTATTTTCCACGAAGTCAGTAATGACGTTGCTGTTTATGCTAAGGATGTCACATTCCCTGCAGGTAAGACGACTATCCTGGTGCATTACTCAAGCGCGCGTCCTACTTATAGTCAACAGTATGAAGTCATGTCTATGGTGAACGGTATAGGGGACATGCAAACCCTAGTTGCTAACAACTCTTTGGTTCCAGACATTGAAGTAACAGGTGCAATTATGAATAAAATTGGCACCCCTGTTGCTACTACAGACGCGAATGCTGCCATAAATGCCTGTGCGTCCATCTGGAACAAAGCACACCTAGGCACAGATTTTGAACCAGCAGCATAGGGGTAGCCATGACAGACTTATGGTTAAATAGTAGGGTTACCGCCCTAGAGAATTCTGGGCCGTCAGCGGATGCGTCCTTATTTCCTTTGGAAGTAAACAACGAGGGTTCAGGCCCTACTTGCATCCCAACGCTGTACGGCTCAAATTTACGACAAAACCACCCCAGTGGTAGTTGGAGTAGTAATGCTTGGGACGGCACGGCACAGATTTCCGGTACAGGTGGTGGCGCAATTAATGATGCCGATCTTTTCAACGCAGCGATTGGTAATTTCTATCTCATTAATGATGGAGTAGATAGCACTGGCTACCAGTGGTGGAATGCCGAAGGTGGTATTGTAGAGTACGCTAAGGGTCGTGTGGTCGGCCATAACCGTATGGTTCAGGTGTCTAACTATTCGAGCCAACAGTATGGCTCTTGGGGCGCTCGCGCGATGTTTGTGCGTAATACGGGTGAAACCGACATTACTGAGGATGTATCCACCGTATTTTCAAATGGTGTGGGTAATGGATATGGTGGGACGCGGTTCTCAGTCGGTACACCTAACGGCACGACCTACAGCACGGTCGATAGCGTGACTTGGACTAACACCACAGACGGCACGGATAATTACCTGCGGGCCGTGGATTACCCTGTGACGTTTCCTGCGGGCAAGACTGTTATCCTCGTTCTTACCAATACCTTTAAGCACTGGACGGCTTTCACAAGTGGGGGCCACCAATCTGACCGTAATTTCTTTACTAATTTGCATACCTTATTTGCAAACCAAGACCTTGTCCCTGACTTGGCAATGACCCAAACCGCCCTTCAGGGCAATTTTTATGATAACCCCCTTGGCGCAACTAACCCACGAACAACCAATGACACGCATCGTTGGTATAATCTGTGCGCAACACTTTTCGGAGATAGATAAATGGCAGTATATGTACAGTTTGAAGGCAATCGTGCGGTGACCGCTACCTTGTCTGATACACCCCTTGAGGCACCGTGGATGGAAGCACCCGACGGAAGCGTTGTAGGAGACCCCTTTAAACTTGTGGACGGCGAAGTAGAGTTAATGTCGGACGCAGAGGTAGAAGCACAGCAGGCCGAGATCGAAGCAGAACTTTATGCTGTGACAAACCGTGCGAAGCGAAACTCCCTGCTAACCAACTGTGATTGGGTAGTAATTAAGGCCTTAGAGTCAGGCGAGGCAGTACCCGCAGCGTGGGTAACATATCGTCAGGGCCTTCGGGATATGCCTGATCATACAGAGTGGCCACTTGTTGATGAGAATGATTGGCCAGCCGCCCCGTAATACCTTGGGGGGGCAATAGGCAACTTGATAAGTACCCTTGTTATGGGCTATAATAAAGCGTATAACACAGGATAAATTAATGGCTGTATCCCCCCAAGATGTCCTAGACGGTATCTATCTTTTCTCTAATACAGAATTCTCAAACAAAGTGACTGTGTCAGAGTTTTGTGCAGACTACATAAACCCTCTTACTACAGGACACGCTGTCCTGTATTATACAGAAAAGGCCAATGGCCTAAGAACTCCCGCAGGATTGACGACGTGGTGCTGGTTCACCAACGAAGAGGCAGAAGCCTTTAAGCGTGGAGAATTTAACCCTTCACTCGAAGATTATTCCAGAGAGAGCGGGGACCAGTTGTGGGGCATATGGATGCTTGCACCGTTTGGACACCTCCGCCCTGTCTGGAAGCAAATGAGCGACCACTGCCAAAAGTTATACGGTCCGCAAAAGGTTCACTGGCTTCGGGTTAATAAAGACACCACAGAAAAAATCCATAAAGGCAAAATGTAATGAGCAAAAAATCTTCTACTACCGTAGAGACAGGACTTGGTGACGAACAGTACCGAGTCATAACAGACAATCAGCGCAGCATTGGCGGGTCTATTGACACTTTGGCTGGTGATGCGGATCGCGCGTTTACTACAAGTTCAGACAACCAAAATAAAATTCTGGCCAATCAGGATGATCTGTCGCGGGACTTTGAGACCGGTGTGGGTGGCCTGACTAGGGGTCAAGAAGACATTCTCGGCGCGGTCCAAAATAATAAAGTAGACCTATCTCCTATAAAAAATGGTATTTCTCAACTACAGACTAGCCAAAACACGGGATTCGACACCGTTTATGGTCGTTTCGACGATGTGGACGATGGTTTCACAGAAATGGGTGGGCGGTTTGATAGCCTAGACGGCCGCTTTGATACCACAGACCAAAGTCTTACAGATATTAACACTAATGTAACAGACGGCTTTGGCGCGGTAGACGAAACTTTGGTAGGTATGGGTGAGGCAATCGGAACCCGCTTTAACACTGTGGATGCTAATGTAGAGAGTGGATTTACTCTCGCAGAAGAGGCCCGTGCTGCAATGCAAACCCTGTTGGCTACAGGGCAGGCTGACATGACTACACTTATGGAAAACTACGGTGGTGATCAGACCCGATATTACACAGACCTGATGGCGGGCCAAGGCGAACTCAAAGAAGGTCAGGCAGGAATTCAGTCAGGCCTGTCCGAGTTTGAAGATACTTATTCCAAAAATACTGATATGCAGGCCAAAAAACTTGGTGAAATGCAGACCCAAGTCACAAACGGGTTCAGTGGTGTAATGGGTGGCCAAGGCGACATCGCAGGCCAAGTTGCTGGGGTTGGCGCGAATGTTAAGGCAACAGGGCAATCCATAAACGAAACTCGTAATATGGTTGGATCACAAGAGTCCACTGTAGATTATGCGAGAATTGCACGGGACGTTGCTACTGGTGCCGACCAAGCATCAGAGGTAGCCGCCCAAAACGGCGAGATGTTTGCCGATAAACTAACGACTATTCGTTCTATTCTAGGTGACCAGACTAATCAGTTGGATGATCGAATTAAAAATCAGTACACACGACTTTCTAACTCGTTTGATCAGAACGGCAAATTGATATCGCGTACAGTCAATGACAATGGGACAACTGTCTCTCGCGCTATTGACCAACAGGGCAACTTGCTGATGGCTGCGTTTGACCAAAACGGACAGCGCATGCAGCAAGACAGCCTTAACATCAATTCTCTTATGGCCGCGTTTGATCAACAAATGCGTTATCAGGGCGGCTCTAATTACGCTATGGGAGCGCCTAGCCCCGCCAATAATCGACGCTCTGGTTTGGCTTCTCCATACACAAACACCTACTAATCTTTCGGGGGGGTCACTCGAAAGGAATTAATAATGCATCCTAAGTCTACTTCTCAGACAGGCATTAACCTAGTCAAATCATTTGAAGGTCTACATAAAGTCGCGGATGACGGGCTGGTACACTCGTACCGATGTGTGGCCGGCCGGTGGACAATTGGATACGGGAGTACCAAGGGCGTCCGCTCTGGGCAGCGTATTACCAAAGACGAAGCCGAACAGAAACTCCGTGACGACCTTTTGTGGTGCGAGGATGCTATTAAACGTAGCGTCGAGGTGCCATTGTCTCAGAACCAGTACGATGCGTTGGTGTCTCTGATTTTTAATATTGGTGGCACTAACTTCCAGAAAAGCACCCTTCTGAAGCGCCTTAACCGAGGACTGTACAACGAAGTACCGGCCCAAATCATGCGCTGGAATAAGGCCCGCGTTAAAGGCAACCTTCAGGTTGTTCGTGGATTAACCCGCAGACGCACTGCAGAAGCCGCGCTCTTTAGTATGGACGCTGACTTACCTTCAAATGGTGGGGATCTTCCTCCGCAAAAGGTGGAGCAGGCCGAAACAAAGCCGCTTAAAAAGAGTAAGACAATGGCTGGTGTCGGTGTGGCGGGCGCTGCTACCGTTGCCAATGAGATATCAGGACAATTGCAAGGGCTAGTATCCTACAGTGAAAACCTCAAAGTTATTTTCTTGCTGGTAGCGTTGGCAGGTATTGGTCTGGCAGCATATGCGCGTATTAAAGACCATAAAGAAGGCGAACGGTAATGTTCGGTTTTCTTACCGGAAAACTCAAGACATACATCATTGGCGGTTTGGCCCTGTTGCTCCCAGTACTTTATGTAATGGGGCGCAGGGACCAGAAGCAGATACAACGATCTGACGCTTTAGAAGACGCCCTAGAGGTAGAAGCAGATCGTGCCGACTTTTATAGGTCTATGGAGCAACACAACCATGATTCAGAGGGCAGCACACCTTCTAGCCGCGATGATATTGTTAAGCGGCTGCGCGGGACCGGTTTATAAAACTGAACTAGAAATTTACTGTCCCCCAATAAAAAAATATTCTTCAAAATTTAACGAACAATTGGCCCATGAAGTGCTGTCGTTGCCCGAAGAGGGTGCTGCGATAGAGCGTGTAGTATCCGACTACATAGAACTTCGGGACACAATACGGGCCTGCAATCAAGAACGGGATAAACGAAATGGCAACTGAGATTAACACAGACCCATTGGTTGCTAACGAAGGCACTCAGGGATACCAAGACCAAGTCAATGATGCGGTCCCCGCTTCTGCCGGAGGTAAGAGTGCTGTTGGAGATGCTCTTGCGGTAGCGGGTGGTGCGGGGCGACTTGATCAAAACAACAATGTGGGCCTTGAAGGTGCAGAAGATATTGTTGGTGACCCTGCTGCTTTTCTTACACCTGAGTTATCACTCTCCGATGATGTTCCTGTAATTGAAGAAGACGGAGGCCTTTTAGATGCAGGGGCCGATAAATACCAGATGGATGCTGGCGGTCTGTCGTCTGATGTATCTACGGCGGCTACCTCTACTATAGCGGAAACCCCACAGAACACGGGCGCTAACACCTATGACGCAGCAACGTCCACTGAAGCGGTAAACGAGGCCCTTGGTACAGCCGCAACCGGCGAAGTATCAGAAGAAGCCATCGTTACTGCAGAGCAAATCGATATGCAAGGCACCGCCACGGGACTTAACTCCGATGGCACTAAGAACTACACTGGGGAGGCCCTCTCCCAGTTTGCCAGCCAGAACATTTCGACAATGATCGACACATCCACGGTTGCGGGTAAGTTACTTGCCCAGGAACTTGGAGAAGGAAACTACACAGACACTAAAGCAACTGTTATGGGCCAACTGGACATTATATCTGCCCAGTTTGAAGGACCTAATGGAGAGCCTAAAATCCCGCCTTGGGCGCAGGCTACTGCTCGTAACGTATCACGAATTGCTGCCTTTAAAGGTGTAACTGGCACCGCGGCTACCGCCGCCATGTCCGCAGCACTTATGGAAGCGACATTGCCTATTGCACAGCAAGAAGCGCAATTCATGCAGACGCTTACAGTTAAGAATTTAGATAATCGCCAACAGTCTACAATCAATCGCGCAAACGTTTTGTCTAAAATGGATCAGTTGAACCTAGACGCGCGGATGCAGACTGCCATTACAAACTCCAAGAACTTCATGGAAATGGACCTTGCTAACCTTAGTAACGAACAGCAAATGGCTGTAGTTAACACTCAGGCGCGGGTCCAATCTATTTTGGAGGATGCTAAATCTGAAAACGCAGCCCGTGCTTTTGGTGCGTCTGCTGCAAATGACTTTCAAAAGTTTTATGATGAACTAGGTTCGTCTATCGCCAAATTTAATACTGAACAAACGAACTCAATGGCGAAGTTCAATTCAGGGGAAATTAACGATAACAGAGAATTTAATGCTACCCTAGAGAATAATAGGGAGCAGTTTTACAAAAATATGCAGTATAATATTGATTTGTCTAACGCAAAGTGGCGTCAGGAAATCACTATGAAAGAGACGGAGATGGCTTTTGAGGCCGCTGCACTTGACGTAAAAAACCTGTTTGATATTACTACGGAGTCCATGAGCCGCCTCTGGGACCGTGCAGATGCAGTACTAGATTATTCGTGGAAATCAACCGAAAGCGAACTGGACCGCGAGAATAGAATCGCAATTGCCCAGATCCAGAATCCTAAGAAAAAAGGCGGGCTTTTCGGTGCCATAGGAAACATATTAGGTTCCTTTGCCGGCTCTTCAGCAGGATCAACAGCCATCGTATCATTCTGAGGGGTCAGAATAAGGACCCACTGTGGATTTCGAAAAAATACTAAATCGACACAAGCGTGTTTTGTTTCTCTTTTCAGGCGGAAAAGACTCCGTCGCGGTGTACCACTTAATTAAGCCCTATCTTGACCGTATCATTGTGGGGTTTGTTGATACTGGAGACAGTGCGCCTGAAATACTTTCTTACATCGAAAAGATTGAGGAACAGACCCCTAATTTTATCCGCTATAACTCTGACGTTAAGGCGTGGATAAAAGAGAACGGCCACCCCTCAGACGTTGTTCCGGTTGAGTATACTACGGAGGGCCATTTGTTCGGGTCTCCTAAAGAACTGAAGGTTACCTCTTACTTCTCTTGCTGCAATGCAAATATTTGGGAGCCTCTTGCTAAACTAGCCCACCACGTCCGTGCAGACGCCATCATTACCGGCCAGCGCGACGACGACGAACATAAAAGTCCGATCAAGAATGGTTCGTTTGATGGTTCGTTCTACCACTACTACCCGCTATTAGATTGGGACGAAGACCAAGTTCGAGAATACATCAAAGAACAGGGCGAGACAGACGCCCGCTTTGATTTGGATCATACATCAATCGACTGTTTGACCTGCACTGCCTACTGCGCATCACAGCCTGAACGAATGGCGTATGTGCGGAAGAGGTATCCCGATAGATACGCCGAAATGGTCGCTACCTTAACGGATATACAAGGGGCTGTGGTCTCAGAAATGGCCGGCATGTATGCCCTGATCAAGGGTTATTCTAATTTAGACGAGGAACAAGATGAAGTTTGAAGATGCAGTTGCCAAGTCGGTTCAGACGTTTTTAGAGGGTAAAGTCCCTGAAAATTTAGCAGCCTTAAAAGAGGGTGGTCTCAAGTACACCAAAGAATATTTTGATGACTTTGCTGAAGAGTTGGCCGCATCAAAAGCGACGGGGAAAACTAAAGATGGTAAATAATAGCGTGGATATGTTTGATGCCCCAATTCCTGGTGAAAACTTAACTAGTGATCCTAAGAACTATCCTTGGCACCGTCCACCGGATCTGGTAGACTATGATGAGATTGTTGATTACATGATTGGTCAGATCATGGAACCCAAATCACTCAATTCCATGATGGCCTTCGTAGAAGCCGGATTTACAATTACCTCACTAGTTTCTTACTCGATGCTCTCCAATATTGGGAAGGGCAAGTTCCAGATCGACATGGCGGTGTTAGCCGCAGGTCCTATAGCCCGACTGATCCAAATCTTGTCAGAAGATGCCGGTATCGATTACGAGATGGGCATTGAAGAGGACTTTGAACGCCTATCTCCAGTAATGCTTAAAATGGCAATGCAGGATGATGATATAATTCCCGACGATCCCGCCGAAGAACCAACAGAAGAGTTGCCCACTGAGGGCGGCGGTCTGATGGACGACTCTGTTCCCGTATCCGAAGCCAGTGAAGATGAACAAAACGCTATGCTTGGTTATGGCGATGAACAAGAAGAGGTTGTCTAATGAGCAATTTTGATGATTTTGCCGTGGGGTTTGCTCAGGGTTTTGTACCCGCCTACGAAAAGCGTATGGCCGCTAATGACAAACTAGAAGACGATCTTCTACGCCAAAAGATTGGCTCTTGGGACGAAGAAAAAAGTAAGTACACAGCACAAAAAGCGGCAGACGCAAAGTTGCTTCAGCAGGCCAATGGTATCCTGAATAGTGCAGGAGGATTACCCGCACATATTCGAAAGCAAGACGCCCTAGGACTGATCACCAGCGAACTAAAAGTATACGACGACCCTAAATACGTCGCAGAACGTTTCTCTGATGCGATTAACCGAGGTGCGTTCATTGGTGGAAACACCGACCTAACCGGCGCTCCTGCAGTAAACACCGCAGTAGATACCGAAATGTCCGCTATCCAATTGTCTGGTGGGGCAGCGTCTCGCGACGATTCCATTACAGGCATGAATGAACAGTTCGCGGCTAATCTGAATACTATGATGGCTGAACTACCCGAAGACTTGGCGGGACGCCTTACCGTATACAGCGGATACCGCAGTGCGGATGTTCAGGCGGGTATTCTCGCAAACAACATGGGTAAATACGGCTTCAATCCAACAGACATTGAAGGATGGAATGCAGATGTTTCAATTATGGGTGCAGAGGCCGCGGGTAAGAAGTGGGAAAGCCGCTTCAACGAGTCTGGAATTCGTAAGTTTGTTGCTCTCCCAGGATCTTCTAAGCACCAATCTGGTCAGGCAGCAGACCTCAAACTGGATGGCAAACGCCTAGATCAGATTGACGAAGAGACCCGTAGACGTATCCACGAACACGCCGCAGGCTACGGCCTTACATTCCGTATGGGGCATGAGCCTTGGCAGGTAGAGTTAGACCCTAAAGCCAAACAAAATGACCCGACCCCACAGGCCACGACAGATAAAACCTCAGAACAGGCCTCTAATGAGACTGAAGAGATGGGCCTTGGCGGACGCTTCCTCAAGGGCCTAGAAACTGTTTTGGGCTTAGATAAGACCTACTACATCAACAACGCCAATGACCGCTTTTCGGCCCACCTAGAAAGCAATGGTGAGTTGGCCCTGTTTAATCAGGTAAAGGCTGGTACACGCTCTACACCCCCTGTTAGCGGTGGCTTGTCCTACGATACCCGCCTCATGGCTATGGATGTGATTGAGCCACCAGCACTTACTGGTGTATCTAAACTCGAAGACGTTAATGCTATTGAGGCTCAAATTTCGGCCTTTAATATCGACCCTCCCGCGGGATACAGAGAAGCATTGGCAGACCTAAAGTCTAAATTCGAGGCAGGCCTACCTATGGGCCTAACACCTTTGGGTGAGTTGTCAGGAAAGGACGAAGTACTACGCAACTTTGAGACCTTGGCAACGTTAGAGGCCAACAATGAGGCGGACTTTGCGGCTTTGCCTCAAGGCTATGTCGAAGTCGTGCGCAACTTGAAGGGTGCGTATGATGAAGTCCCTGACGGCGAAAAACTCACCAGAACGTATATTGCTACAAATCACTTTAAACTATCCGCAGCAGCCCAGAGCGGGGACCCTGCAGCGGTAGAAGCATTCAATGTATGGAATTCTAGCACACTACCTTCAATGCTATCCGCGATGGAAGCAGCAAACCCAGACGACCCAAAAGTAGCAGACCTTACTACTCTGTATTCCCGCCTTGATTTAGAACAGCGTTCGGCTAACCCCGACGAAGATAAAATTGCTGACTTAAAAGATCAGATCGAAGCAAACCTTCAGGCAACACGCTCTGAAACCATGGTTAAAGGCGAAGAATCGACTAAGATCGTCGCAGTCAAGCCAGACGGTACTTGGGGT